AAAATTATATAGAACCTCTTAGAAAGCAGTTAAGTGAATTAGAATGTAAAGAAATAACTCTTGTCGAACTACTACCTATTGAAAATGAAAGTAGAAAAATACCAACAACAGGCTGTTATCAAAACTCTGCTTTTTATGGTTCTTGGTACGATAGAACACAAGTAGTTAAGTCTTTTAATAGACAACTTAGAGTTATGTGTAATGTAGAAGGACATAAGTTGCTAGCTTGGCCTGAAGAGTTTAAAAATGATTTAGGTGAGTTAAAGTTTGAAGTAATGGAAGCTAGACAAAGTGTACATTTAGCTCCTAGTAGTTACTACTATGCTGATAAATTTATATACAGAGAACAATTAAACTTATTTTAAAACTAAACACAAATAACATGAAGAAGATAGGCAATTTATTAATAGACGAAGATATTTTAGAAGCAATAGATGATTATCATGTCAAATCAAAATTAATACAAGAATATTATTTTGAGAACAATCCAAAAAAACTAACAGAAGTAGACTTTAAAAGTTTAGTTGATGATGACCTATGTTATAACATACCAATTTATGATGTTTTAAATAGAAGATACGCAGCATTCTCTAGTTTATTAGAAGCTTTATGGTATGGAGATAAAGACCCTAAAGGAAATGGAAAGTACTTTGAAAACTTTAAAAGATACAAATTAGGCAAGTTCGAATGGTTTTATTTGTTTTATATGTTTAGACTGTGTGGCTCAGGTATTAATTATAAACCAAAAAATGGATTATTTGATGAGCCATGGGGCACTCATGGTTTTGGAAATTTTTGGATAATAGAAGAAATTTTATTGGAAAGGTACAACATAGAAGATTGGTTAGATAGTTTATCAAAAAGAGACAAACCATTTACAAACAACAAAGGTTATTTATTACCTCAATTTACATTTCAAAATTTAGATAAAGGACATTTAAAATACTTCATTTTAAGATATTCGTTTCTTTTTGTAAAAGACTTATACGCGTACATGAATCACAATCCAGGCTTGTCAATCTATGAGATAACTGATTATGGAAATGAATGGCTTAATGAGAGAGGTTTTAAAAGGCAAAATTTTATTTTAACAGCTTTTGCTATGGACGTTGCAGAATATTATCCTGAGATAGTTAATCCAAAAAGTAAAATATACGCAGGCACAAACGCAATGAAATGTATTAAACAAATATTCAAGAAAGCAAATAAAATGAGCGATTTTGATTTTACTAATGAAGCTTTTGAATTTTTAGCAATTAGATATAATGCTAATAGATATGACGTAGAAGATAGTAGAGCATGTGACTGCATTAGATATTTTCAAGAATATCAAAGTCCTGACCACATAAAAAAGAATAACGGAAATATATATAAAAATAATAGTATTCTTAAAAAGAAATGGGGCTTAGAAAAGTATTACGAATGGGCAAATAAACTAAAATAATTTATTAAACATGGCACACAATAAACATATCACAGATGGAGTTAATAAAGAACTTAATATGCTTTATCCTAATAGAGAAGCATATTTAGAATTAACTAAGGACTTTAAAAGTAAACTACCAGAGTTAGAAGTTAAAATGCATGAAGGCGTTAAGGTAGTTAGAGAGGATTTAAGTTTAAAAGGTGGAACAAAAACAAGAGCTGCAGAATTCTTTTTCACACAAATAAAAGAAGATGTTGTTGTTTATGTTGCTCCAAGAGTTGGTTTAGCTCCTACTGCAATAATTGAATTAGCAAAACTTTATGGCAAAGAAGTTGTATTTTTTATGCCAGCATGTAAAGAAATATCTGACCATCAGGCACATGTTATAAATGAAGGCCCTAAAGAAGTACATTTTCATAGGATAGCAGCAATGCCTAACTTAAACAAATTAGCAAGAGAATATGCTAAAGAAAAAGGATATAAGTTTTTACCTTTTGGATTAGACCATCCTTTTGTAATAGCAGGCTTTGTCAGAATTTGCGAGGACTTATGTAGAAAATATAGTCAACCAGAAGAAATGTGGACTGTAGTAAGTACAGGCGTTTTAACTAGAGGATTACAAATAGGATTACCAGACGCTAAAATGAAAGGAGTTTGCGTAGCTAGAAACATGAAATCCGGAGAACTAGGAAGAACAGATGTAATTTCAGAACCATTAGCGTTTACACAAAATGAAAAGATTTTACCTCCTTTTAATACTGTAAAAAGTTATGACGCGAAAGCATGGAAGTATATCCCTAAAAACAGCGGTAAGAATATTTGGTTTTGGAATGTAGCAGGCGAATTGCTTTGCCCAGAAGGATTTGACAAATCCAAAATAGATTCTTATAGAGATTGGAAATAATAAATAAAAAAAAAGAAATGCAAAAATTTAATAACGCAAACGAGGCATTCGAATTTTATCTAATAGAAATATTAGAAAAAGGTATAAGCTTCTCAAATACTCAAACATTATTTGACATTGGTTTTTTAATAGAAAACCCAACTGATAGAATAATAACAAATGAGCAAAGGAATTTTAGTACTAAATATGCAGAAAGAGAATGGAAATGGTATGAGTCAGGAGACCCTTGTGCAAAAGAAATTAGCAAACATGCTCCTATTTGGAAAAACCACATGGATGAAAATGGCAAAGTTCAAAGTAATTATGGTTGGCAATGGCTTCGCAAGAATCAGATAAATAAAGCTTTAAGAATATTAGAAGAAGATAATGAAACTAGAAAATGCGTTATTTCTTTTTATGATGGTAAAGAAATAGACAACTATAAGCATGACACTCCTTGTACAACAACGGTACAATTTCATATAGTAGATAATAAACTAAATATGAGTGTCCACATGCGTTCTAATGACTTGTGGTTCGGTTTTTGTAATGACCAATATATGTTTTCAAAATTATTAGAAATGTGTGCTTCTAGGTTAAGTGTTGCGCCTGGAACATATTATCACCAAGCAACAAATTTACATTTATATAACAACAAAATTATAGACAAACAATTATGGAAAAATTTGATTTAATTAGAGAATGGGCAAAGGATAAAGGTATCTACGAAAAAGGCGATACTAAAACACAATGCTTAAAATTATATGAAGAAGCTGGAGAATTATCGAAAGCAATTTTAAATAATGATACTGCAGAATTTATTGATGCTATAGGAGATTGCGTAGTTGTGTTAACGAATCTAGCTGAATTAGGTGGAGTAAGAATAGAAGATTGTATTGACGAAGCTTACAATGTAATAAGCAAAAGAAAAGGTAAAATGATTAACGGAACATTTGTAAAAAATGAGAGATAGTGACGGTAAAAAAGTATCAATAAAAAGAATGAAGCAACTAACTGAACTGGCTAAAAAGAAAAGCGATTGGGATAATTTATATCTTGTTTTTGGCTTTAAGCCAGTAAAAACTGGAAAACGAGGATGGTAGATAAAACAAAACAAATATGGTATTTATTTAGTAATGACAAAAAATTGCTAAATGAAAAAAGCGTTGACTTGTTAAGCAAATGTTATTTTATGTTAGGACAAAAACCTGATGTAGACCAGATAGTCATGATGGCAAAATTTCTTGTTGATGATTTGTCAAGAAGATATTCTACTTTAACATTTGATGAAGTATCATTTGCATTTGAGCAAGGTATAAGAGATAGTAAAGAAGGCGGATTTATAAACGTTCGTAATTGGAATATTTGGCTAAAAGAATATAAAACTAAAGCTCAATTAAAAAGGCAACAAAATTTAGTTACTGACTACGATAACTATAAAGAAAGCGAAAAGCTTATAAGTATAACTATTAATAAAGCAAAACGATTAAAATAATGAAAGGAGAAGTATTTGAAGCAACCTTTAAAGGTATGCAAATGAGAAAGTCAAAACATGGTGGAATTTTTTACTATTTGTTTTTTGAAAGAGATGGTAAAAAGTATAAAACAATGGCCTATGAAAAACTTAGAAACTTTAACCGTTGGAAACCTATTTTAAATGCTACAAGAGGTAGTATTGTTGGAGGTTTAAGATGTGTAAATGGTACTTTGATAGATGGCAATTGTGAGCCTAAAATTATAAGAGATTTTAATATTAATCAATTTAAGATAGGTTTTGACGATTAGCAAATTAAAAAAGAAGTTAGATACTTTATTTAGTATTTATATTCGAAGGAAAGACGCTGATGACAATGGTATGACCCGTTGTTATACATGCGGAGTTACTAAACATTATAAAGAAATGCACGCAGGCCATTTTCAAAGCAGAAAACATATTTGCACGAGATGGCATACTAAAAATGTTAAAGTTCAATGCCCTAAGTGTAATATATTTAACCAAGGCGAACAATACAAGTTTGCAATATATTTAGATGAAAGAGAAGGAGAAGGAACAGCAGAAGAAATGAGATTTTTAGCAAACGGAGTATGCAAAATGACTAAACAAGATTATTTAGATGAAATCGAAAAAACAAAAAGACTCATTGAAGAACTGGATTAACAATAAGCTGTTAATAATTTTTGAACCAAATGAATGGGATTTAGAATTTATTTATATATATTGTAGACGGAAATGAATAAAATAGAGGAAATAAAAAGCAAATACCCTGGTTATTATATGAATAACGTGCCATCTCACTATAGATGGTCAAAGGAAAACATTAATAAGTACAATAAGAATAAAGAATCTATTTCTAAATATAACAAAGAAGATATTATTGAATTTGCTAAAAGAATAGAAAGTTTAGAGAGTAATATAGATAAAATGTTAGGCTTATTATTATGAAAAAGACAACGAGTAAACTATTGGCAAAAGCACAGTCTTTAGTTACTTCTGTAACAGGAATAGACATTCCTAAAAGTAAAAGACAAGAGGTAATGAAAGACGTGAGGGCAATATATCGTAGGATAAAAGAAATAGAGCCTGATATTTATAAAGTTCTTAATGACGATGACAACCATAAAACAACACACAACTTATGAGAAAGTCTGTAATATTTGAAGGAGGAGTAAATAAAGTAGCTACATTGTCAGATGGTTCTTTAAGTATAAACATACATACACAAGAGCTAGACGATGATACAATGACTCGTATATTTAATTTAAGAAAGAAGCCAGGAATGGTTTTAATATCTTCAGATAGTATTTCAAAAGAACAAATAGAAGAAGTTGAGAAGTTTACTATCAACGAAGAAATAGGCAAAACAAAGTCAAGCAGTCAAAGACTAAGAGCAGTTTTATATAGAGTTTGGGAACAAGGAGACCAACGAATTGACTTTACGTTATGGTATGAAACAAGCATGGAACGGATAATAAACAAATATAAATCTTTGTTAGATGCCTAAGAAGACTAGGTCACAAGTTATATGGTATCGCGAATTAGACGGAGACCACGATGACTTAGAGCTTAGAATTCCTAAGATAATAAATACAGACATAGGCTTTCAATTAATGTTTGGCGTAAGTCCTGACTATATGCAAGATGAAATAAAAACACAAAAGCACCACGATAACTATTCAATTGATGTAAAAGAATCTACATACGAATCAATTAAACAATTATACAAATGAAAATGATAGCAAGAATATCTGTTGAAGTAGATGTAGAGAATGAAACAGAACAAACAGCACATGGCAAAGCTGTACTAGAATTATTAAAAACATGTAGAGAATTTGTAGAGGGTACTTGTGTACCATATATAGAATTTGAATTGATAGACGAGTTTGATAATAACATAGATAAAACGTATATAAACTAAGTGTAATGCCTAAGCTACCTAAATCAATACCAAGTAAGAAAGCTATACAGACTACTAAGACAGGATTTAAAAAGAAACATGAGTCAGTCAATACTAAGTTCTATCACAGTAAAGAATGGTATGAGTTAAGGAATTGGTTTATAAAACAGAACCCTTTATGTAAATGGTGTGAAGAGGAAGGCATTGTAAAAGAAGCTAATGTTGTTGACCACGTAAAAGAAATACTAGATGGAGGAGACATGTTAGACCAGAACAATTTAATGAGTCTATGCAACAAACATCACATGCAAAAGACAAATTTCGCAAGAGCAAAAAGAAAAAAGAGGGTAGGCCATATCTAATCTCTATAGCGAACCATGGTACACCACATGCGCTAGTCTCGTGTTTTTTTATGCAAAATTAACGAATTCCAGGGCAAAGGATAGTTACCAAATTGGTAATAAAGAAATGAAGTATAAATGTAAATGTAAAGAATTTAAATTGGCTAAAACTACTAGTATTATAGTCAATGGAAAAATAGAAACAGCAGAAGCATTTTGCGAAGAGTGTAAAACTTTTGGTAAATTTGTAAAAGAACATGAAGGTTTCGGAGGAATTATCAAAAAACCTAACGGGACTGTTTCGAAAAAGTTTTAAATGAGAGGAAGAAAAAAAATACCTACTAAAATTAAAGAGATGCAGGGGACTTTGACAAAAAGTCGAACGCTCGAAAATGAAATGCAGGTACGACACGTAGCACAAATCCCAGACCCTCCTGCTTATTTAACAGAAAAAGGAAAGCTAGAATGGAATACAGTTACAGAAGAACTTGAGACAAAAGGAATGTTGCACATTGTAGATTTAGCTTTACTATCTGCATACTGTAATGAAATGGCAACGTACTTAGAAGCGAGTGAAGTATTAAATACACAAGGTAAAGTAGAAAGAACTTATCGAGATGACGGCAGACTTAGAAGCAGTAAGCTAAGGCCTGAAAATAAAATCGCTAGAGATTCTTTAGCTGCAGCTTTAAAAATAGCAACGCAATTTGGTTTTACTCCTAGTTCAAGAGCAAGCATTCCTCAAGGTGATAAAAAAGAAACGACAGATGAATACAACTTCTTCGGATAGCAAATACTACTATGACGATAAAGCTGCTGAAAGAGCAGTCGTGTTTATCGAAAGACATATAACCCATGTCAAAGGAGAATTAGCTGGCAAGCCTTTTATTCTTGAAGAATGGCAAAAGGATGAAATTATTCGCCCGTTATTTGGTTGGAAACAAAAGAAAAACGATTTAAGAAGATACAACACTGCTTATATAGAAATACCTAGAAAGAATGGTAAGTCAAATCTGTGTGCGGCTATTGCTTTATATTTATTATTTGCTGATGGTGAAAAAGGAGCA